TTTGTTTGTTACAAGATAATTTGGGTAATTTCCCCCATACAATTTTTCTACCGAAGTTAAATCTTTCTTATTAACATTAGATATATATATACTCCCACTATCGTGTGCGTAATGTGAAGCGCTCGCCGCAAGTGATTCATCAAACATATTTCGTCGAGTCACTTCTTGCACAAATACATGTGGTGTGGTATTGCCAATAGAAGCACCACTTTTAGGTTGCAAAATTTTTATATTTGAAATTGGTGAACCATGAACTACAACAGTTTTCTTTGTTAATTTATTAACTATTTGCGCAGGCACACCAGTTTCGGCTGCTGCGTTAGCGGCAATCTGTATCGCTTTACCAGCAACATAGCCGGCACCTAAAGCAGCCGCATTGATCGCAGCCTGTTTCGCTAAAGCTTTATTACCTTGCGTACCGGCTTTAACCAACCCACCTGTCACAGTCTGATCCAAAGTTTCGGCAGCGGCACGAGCCAAACCTTGCGCCTGTGTAACCGACTTGTTCTGCCCAGGTGCAGCAGGAAGCCACGGAGAAGCAATATCTTTAATACCTTTAGCAATATCGTCGACAATACCCATAGGTTTACCGCCACCAGATTGCACCGTGCCACGATTACCACCCAACCAAGCACTCACATCTTTAGGTCTACGTGCAGCCATATACGTATGATACACTAACACACGTTGGCGGGTACCCTAGACCATCCCTTGTTGGTTGGGGAAAGAGTCAGAGTCACCCGCCAACATAATTTTTTCAAACAGTTGCAACAAACAAAACCATCTGATACCATCACACCACTAAACCACGGCCGTACACCCCTTGCAAGGTGCGGGGCATTCAACACCAGGGAACTGGGGTAGATGATCCTGTCACAGGATCAAGCAGCGTAACTAACGTCAACTAGTTAAACATGGTGTCGGCTAAAACAATGGCTAACGGCCACCAACTCGAAAGAGTGAAACGTGGGGGGAAGTACCTGTCGCACATACGTTTGACCTGACGCCCTCAGCATACGCTTCGGTTGTCCACCAGCAACAACCAGCACCCTCGGCCAACATGCTTCTTTTTTGCCGTTTTTTCTTTTCGCAAAACGTTCACCCCAAACCACAAAACAACACACCAAGAAACACACCTATAAATACCTCTGACCCCCCTGCCATAGGCAGACTGCCGGTAGCGGTTTTTGCGGTGTGGCCGGTGTCCGGTGTCCGGTTTGCTGTTGGTGGCGGCTCGATGTCGGCGTGTTGTCTGTCGATCCGGCACGGGTTCCCGCTGATCGTGTTCAAACTAGAACCGGTTGCGGCAAGTTGTATTCTCTTTGGCGGGTCGCCTATGTGCTGCCGGTGGTGGTCGACGGGTATGGCAAAGGCCGCCGGCGTGGGGTTTGCCGGCGGCCTTTGGTGCGCTGTGTGCGCTGGGGGTTATTGGTTTATTCGTTGGGGCATGATTAGGGTGAGTAGTTGGCCGGCGTGGTTGGTGGTGGTGTAAATGAGTGGCTTGTTTGGGCCGGCCCATGTTGCCATTATTAGCGGCGTGTTTTTGGTGAGTTTGTTGTGGGCTTTGGTTATGCGTTCGAGGTAGTCGGCGTTGACGCCGGTGGGCTCGAACGGTACTTCGGCGGGTTTGATTGTGTCTAGTAGTTGTTTTGTGTTGGGGTGTTCGGCGTTTATTGTTTGGCCGTTGTAGCTGCCGATTGTGGTTTCTCCGCTGGTGGCTGTCAGTTGCCACGTGTGGCCGGTGGTGGTCAATGTGGCTGTGGCTGTTGCTTTGGCGGCGGCTTTGTTTAGGTTTTTTAGTGCTGTTGTTAGTTCTCTTGCGTCAATGAGTGCCGGCTGGCCGGTGGTGATCGGTTCGGCCGGTGTCCATTGCGCAAGCGTGTAGCTGTCCGTTGCTGTGATTGCTTCCGGCGTAATATAAATGCCGGTTAGGGCGTAGCGGGTTTTGTCTGTGCTGGCGTGTAATGCGACGGCTTCGACGATCTTGGTGAGATCGGCTAGGCCGGTGCTGGTTGTGTGTGTTGTGGTTGTTTCGGTGTTCATTGGTTTTTCCTTTTTTGTGTGGTTGTTTTTCGTGGCCGGTTGGCCTCGATCTGTTTGCAGCCGGCGGTGAGTTCGTCGGCGTGTTCGTAATAGTGGCAAGTGGCCAGGCATGTCTGACATTCGGCGTAGGGGGTGCCGGTGAAGTGTGCGCGGCGGTTTTGCCATTGGCAAGGGGTTTTGGTGTTCATTCGATCTCGGCTCCGCATTTATCGCACGTGTAGGGGGTGTGTTCGCCGGTGTTTGGGTCGATTAGATATAACTCGTCTACGGCGAATACGGGCGCGGGGGTTTCCCCGTGTCGGTTTACGGTGTCGGGGTTTGGTGCGCAGTCGGGGCAGTATGCGGCCCCGTTCCATGTGTGGCCGATAACGTGCCATGCTTTGCGGGCGTAGTTGTTCATTGGTTTATCCTTTTTGGTTTGTGGTTTGTTGGGTGGTTGCTGCGGCTGTTTTGTTCTCGACTGGCCGAGATATATAGCGGGATAGTCATAACTGCGAGACATAGAGCTGCGCTGAGTAGTGCGCCGGTGATCTCGTTCATTGCGCTATCTCGTCGAGGTAGGCGGATAGGTGCGGGTAAGTGTCTCGGATCGTGGCCTGATCGCTGCCGTCGTATGTCGTAATAGCTATAACTTGGCCGTCGTTGCTGTCCCGTGTAATTTCGCAATGCGGGCCGCCGCAAGTGCGCAACAATTCTACGCGGGTTTGCTCGTGGTTATCTGTGCGCAAGATTTTTAGATCCAAAATAGTTTCGTTGATCCAAGTTAATGGGGCTTCGTAATCGTCGCCGGTGTTTTCTTGGCCTAGCTCGTTATATGCGGCGGCGATATCTTCGGTTAGGGCTTCGTCGCGATCCCCGGCTGTGGCCAAGATCAATTCGAGCGCGTCAAGCTCTTTAGATATCTCGCGGCAATAGTCGCGAGCCGTGTTAGTTGTTGCGGTGTTCATTGGTTTATCCTTTCGGGTTGGTTTGTTCATAATGTTATGTTATAGGGCGCTAGGTCACTTGTCAAGTCTTTTCTTTTATTGTTTGAGAGTTAGTTCTATGAGATCGGCGGCCGGTATCGCCGGCGAGAATGGCGATCAGATCATGCCGAGATCGGCGGCGGTGTCAAGTTTTTGTCCGTCGAAGTCATGGCCAACAAACAAAAACTTGCGCACACCCGTTAGCGTCGGTTTTGGTCGCTGTGTTTCTAGCGGTAGCTGTGTCAGTTTTGGCGGCGGTATTCTCGCCAAGCCAAATGTGTGAACGGGTACACGCATACGGCTCGAATAAACCAATCTTTGCCGGTGTCGGTAGGGTCGCCGAGTATCGCCAAAACAAACAAGATTAGGCATGTTGTGATAAAGGCGTCGGTAGTGTTAGTGCGCTTCATTAGATTAACTCTATTTCTGTTTGCCAATCGGATAGATCGAACCCGTAGTAGTCGTTTAACATATTTTCGGCAAGCACTATTGCTTCGTCGTAAAGGCCATCGACGATAGTTGTGATCGTGGCGTAATCACCTATAAAGGTGATACTCCAACGGCCTTGTAAGCCGGTTTCGTTTATTGTTATCGGTGTTTGTTTCATTGGTTGTCTCCCTTGTTTATGTCGTTAGTTGTTGCGCAGTCATCACATTCCCATACCCCATTATTTTCCTTTACCCTTGCGGTATAGGTAGGATAAATACACTCATAGCAGTAAAGATATTGAGTATCAGTCCACTTAGTTGTCATCGGCCTATCTCCCGCATATATTCTGACGGGGTTAATGGTTGCGCAAGATTAGGGGTTGTGCCGTAGCTGTGCGACCATTCCGCATAATCTATGCCGTAGCCGTTGCGTTCGCTGTCGGTCATTGTTTCCCATACGCCGATCTCGTCGTCGCCCCATTGGGATACGTCGATGACGACTAGCCGTTTAGCGTCGCCATACGTGCCGGTGTCGGTGTCTAGCCATATTGCCGGCGGGTAGTAGTCGTTCATTGTGTCTTGCGGTATGGCCGCAAGGTATTCGTTTACGTGTCTAAGCGTTGTCATTGGTTGTCTCCGGTTTCTAATGTTTCGATAGCTGTCCATCGGATATCGCCCCACCAATCAAGACAATCTATTGCCTTTTCTGTAGAACAAATAATGTTTGCCCATTGGTCGTCGTTAATGTCACGATTAAGGTTCATCGCAACGTGGTCTCGATCCCAATAGGCGATGATCAGTTCGTCGTCGGGATCGTATTCTTTAAGTTGTTCTATTAGATATTTAACTTTCATTGGTTGTTTCCTTTTCGTGTTGTTCGGTGTGTGCTTTGAGGTCGTCGGTTTCCCAATAAACCCAAGTTTCATTACAGGTGCGGCATGTTGCGCACGGATTACCGGCGAAATGTGATCGGTAAAAATGCCATGATTTGTCTAAAGTTTTCATTGCGCCCCCCAAAACTCTGCCGGTGCGAACGTGCCGTCTTCGTTAAAACGGCGGGCAGTATCGGCATAACAATCATTAAGCGTATCTATTACCGTTGTCTCACTAGTCCAATTCTCTATCTCCGCGTAGCCGTGTCGTTCGAGTTTGCGGCAAATATCTTTAATCTGATCCGCAAAATAACCGGTATCGGTTATGTCAATCTCATAACCTTCATCGTCGTACCGATATAACGCGATGTCGATACAGTTGCCGTGAGTGTAATGATTACCCCAATGATTACGGGTAAGGATCGCTTTGGTAGCGTCGCCCCAATTAAGGTTAGGTGCGTCGCCGCTATCGAGTGTGCCATAGATCGCCACGCCATCGCCCTGACAATAACTTAGCGACCATTCGATGTTTAAGCCGATGTCTTTAGTCAGTTTATCATCGCGAATATCGCCAACCCATTCGCCGGTAAGTAAGCCGTAAAGTTCGCCGTTCAGACTCTCGCCGACCATGCCCGATGGTAAAGTCTCGTAAGCGATCTCGCGCAATTTATTTATCGCGTTCTCTCGCGCCGTCGGCGACAATTCATAAGTCGTAAACACTTGCCTTGTTATAGTTATATCTCTCATTACTAGTCTCCCGTCTAGTTGCCCTATCTTGTAGGGATAACTAGAGTGTAGGGCAATCGGCGAGTGTTGTCAAACTATTTTTTATATTTTTTTTGCCACTCCAATATCATTAGTGTTAGCTCTAGATCGGTGTATGCGGCCAACGGTGTTTCGTCGTCGCGCAACGGGTTTTTTATGTCATCGAACAATGACGGTTGATCGTTCACGTTGCTTGCCAAACTCGGATCGGTCTCGCGTGGCATTCGGGGCGTTGCGATTGCCGGTAGCGGTCAGTTGGTGTGATAAGGCCGGCGCGTTGTGCGGCGATCATCAACGCGCCAAGTGCGCGAGGTTCATGGGGTGTTGGTAGCGATGTTTCAGATAGTGCTTGCCAAATGTCGTCGGTTGTGAAGTCGAAGGTGTTGGTAGCGATTTGTTTGATGATGAGCATTGTTTCTGTGGCCCAGGTGGGGTCGGTGTTGGTGGCGACTTGTGCGATTGCTTTGTCGCGGGTGTCGGTGGCGACGGTCATTTTGTTTTGCCTTTCGCGGTCATGGTTTGTGGTTGATGTTTGTTTGCGCAGGTTGGTGGTTCGGATAGTTTTATGTATGTGGTTAAGGTGTTGCGGCAGGTTGGGCAAACCCATTCGTGTTTGATCCCCTTCATCGCACGTTAGAACGGTTCTTCGTCTTCGAGTTTGGCTGGTGCAGGTTTCGCAGCAGGTTTCGTTTTGCTGACGTTGACGGTGCCTGCTGGTGCGAGTGACCATAGTTCTGCGTCATCAAACTTGGCGACACGTTTGCCGAGGATCACAGTTTTTGTGTCACCAGCTTTCGTGGTGACTTTGACTTCCATGTTTGGTTCGCCTGCGAACTCTTTGATGCGTACACCCCACGAGTCGTCTTTAAGTTTGTAGAATGATGCTGACATGAATGTTCCCCCTTTGAGGTAGTTTTGTAATGGATTGATTATTTGGATCAGAGTTCTGCACCCTGAGCCATAGCTATTCTCATTCGTTCAACCATCTGTTTGTATGTTGATAGTTCTCTGTTGAGATCGATGGATGCTCGAATAGAAATGTTTAAGTCTTTTACTAGTTGTTCGTTTTGTTCTTTTAGTTCGTCGCGTTCTTCACGTAAACGATCTAAACTGTTTTGCAGGTCGTTGCATCGGGCATCCCACATCGCTAACTCGTTTGCTTCGGCTTCGCTCATGATGTCATCCTAGCCTTATATTTGCGGGCGTACAAGGTTCTTTCACGTTCTTTAGGTGATCGGCCACCCCACACCCCGTACATGATTTCGTTGTTTAACGCCCAGTCAAGGCAGCGTTGTTTGACGGGGCAGTCGGCACAAAACTTTTTGGCTTCGATCATCAAATGCCGTTGACCCTGTTCAGGGAACCAGGTGATGCCGTCTTCCATGTGGCATTTGGCGTGGTCCATCCATCGGTTGTCTTTGTCGTTCAGTTTGAATGAGGTTAATAGTTCTCCCATAGCGTCACTTTCCCCAGGGTGCGAACCCGTTTCCGTTGGTTTTTTCGGCGTAGTCATAGAGGGCTTTAGCCGCAACAAGGTTCAGGTAAGGATTGAATAGGTCTTTACAGTAGTTGATTTTGCCTAAGGTTTGCAAGTATCCGAGCGGATACCAGCGTGTAGGTAGGCACCATGATCTGTCGTTGATTTGGGCTAGGCCGATGTCGGTTGATCCGTCGGCGTTCAGGGTGGTGTTGTGTGCCAGGTTCAGGCACCTTGACTCGCGGTGCAAGATGCCGTCGAGGGTGGGTAGCTGCTCGATGGTCCAACCGGCTTTGATGGCTGTATCCCACCATTGAGGACATAGGGCTTTAGGTTTGGCGATAGCCCCAGTATCCCGCCAGACGCGCTGTGTTGCGTTCTGAGCGACGATAACCGTCGGTGCTGTGTCCACCACAGGGGCGGTTTCTGCGAGGCTTGTGACACCCCCAACTGTGAAACTTACCGTGAGTACGGCAAATAGCCGTGATAGTGCATCCATTTTGTTCTCCCTTTATTGTAGTTGATTCAATGAAACCCTTATCGGATAAGGGCTATCAGTTCTGCGAACTCGTTTAACGTCATTAACACTATCCCGTCAGAGTTACCTTCAGGCATAGCGATCATCGCAAACGGTCTGATGTCTCCCAACGCTTTAGAAGCATCCGATTGCTGTTTCGCCGCACGAAACCTGGTTTCGATAGAGCCGACTTGCGCACCGGCTTTAACTTCAACGCGAAATAGACCGCCCCAATGTTCTTCATGCCTAGAGCCTGCGTTACCTGTAGCAGACAAACCAAGCTTTCGTCTGGCATAGCGGGCTTTAGCATCACCTTTAGTTCGATTCCTTTTCCCCCGAGCCGCAGGATCGTTGCAGCCACGTACCCGTCGCTTACCGTCACGAGATGTACGCCCCAACAGCCCGAACTTCGGACATTCAGGTAGGTTGCATTTTTCTTTGTCACCTTGACATTCCCCTTTCCGTTCATCGGTCATTGAGGGTCTAAGGTTTCGATCAATTCCCAAACTTCGCCTTTAGTCATCTCGTTCAAATCATTCAACGGATGCTTCACCGAACCGACAGCCAACTCAAGTTTGGCTTCCGGTGTATCAAAACCTTTAGCGTTCATTAACGCTTTAAGTTTCGCTAACTGTGTGCCACCCACCTTGCTGTCAGGGTTTGATGGTTTCACGTTCGGGTTATGCACCGGTTCCACCGGTGTTGCTTTGAACGTTTCAACTATCGCCTTTTCTGCTTCGGCGTTCGTCAAAGGTTTAGGTTGTTCTTTCATTGACTTGAACGTGTCACGCAGTTTTGCCATGTCGGTATCTTTCAAGCCGATCAACAACACGCCAGCCTGTTTTGCTACCTCGTTCGGGTCAAGGTTCGCTTCTTTACAAGCTGTCTTGAATCGTTCAACGTTCTCTTGGCTCACGACACCGGCAGGTTTCGCAAGTGCGGCAGGTTCTTCCCATTCGGACTTCGACCACAACGACAGACAGATACCGAAGCGCATGGATGCGTTACGCAAAAAGTCTCCGACAAGTTCTTTATCTAGATCAGGTTTATCTGCCCGTACCGAACCGACACCCAACATGGATTTGCCGAGGATGGTGAGGTTGCCCCACATGGTTGCCATGCCGTTCGTTTCGGTGATAGCCGGTCTGCCGTTCACCCAACCGCAAGGTTCCCACGACCAGTTCGGATCAATGTCGATGAGGATGCGGGTGATTTCTGCGTGGCCTACGAAGTCCAATGTGATGCCACCTCGCGGTAGTTTCCCGACGATGGATGGGTCTGGTACCCCGTACTGTTTGATGATGTCTTCAAGTTTCATTCTTCTATTCTCCTTCTTGATTGTTTGTCTCTGTTAAGTTTTAGAACTTCAAATGTTTTATCCATTTGTTCACGCCATTCTTCTTCGGTTTCGTAAAAGCCCCATTTTTCTCGCATCATTTCTTCAACGTGCACAATTTTTGAAACATTCGGTAAACCCCAACCGCAATCAAACCATTGAACCTCGTAACTAGTTGGATATCCCTGTTCATCGCAAGACACGATTGAAACAATGCGGGCCTGTTGAAGTACCCACTCAAAATCAGGGTAAAACTCTAAAGGTTCTTTTGCGTAAATGTGAACAAACTTATTTAGTAACCCTTTATATTTTGGTTTAGCAGCCATTACTTTGCTCCTTTCAAAGCCACACGGAACGTGCGGATAGTTGATTGTTTCTTATATTTTTCTACTAACGCAGGATGATCCTGCTCTAACCTTTTCTGATCCAACGATGTGCGTGTCGAAGTTTTCCAAGTCGCAGCCAACGTGCCGTTAATTTCTGCGAACTCCGATTCGCCCATCAGTTCACAGATATCTGCCTTTATCTGATCCTCAGCAGTCTCTAATTCTTTAATAGATTTCTTGATTGTTTCCAACGAATACAAACTGTCCAACAACGTTGAAGGCAACTGCACAGTCGTACCAGTACCCTCAGGATATCTGGCTGAGATGTGCCGGTACTCGTACTCTGCACCGTCGGGCATCATCCCCAAATCGATAGCCGCCAAAAATTTTCGGCAAGCCTCAATGTGTAACTGTTTCTCATCTGACGAAACCTTCTGCACATAATGATGCAACTCAAGATCGGAGTCAAAGATCGCCCAATCGATACTGAACACGTTGGCGCACAAAGCCTGCTGTACACCCTGCCAATACCAGTAGCCAGGCAGTTTCCCATCCCAACGTTTCTTCGTCGTTTTAACCTCAACGACTTGCCGTTCATCAGGTTCACCCATGCTCATCGCATCGAGCGTCGCCATCAAACGCACACCGTCTTCTTCGTAGCAGTACATCACGTCAGGTGTGTACAAAACTTTGGACATACGATCAGCAGCCCATTGAATAAGCATCGGTTCCAAACGGTTGCCTCGTTCCATCGCCGAGTTCGGTGCCTCAGGTTGCGGTGGTGCCGAAGCCAACAGTTCGATAGCAAGATCGGCTGCCGTTTTGAACGGGTGTTCACCGTGAACCACAGCTGCGACTGACGCTGTGATGCGCGACTCACCGGCATCGTTTTTCCATCGGGCTTTCAACCAGTCGGCTGTGCCGTGTTCAGGTTTGATTGTTGTGTACCAATTTTTCATAACTCCCCTTTGTGTTTGGTTTACTTAGAGCATACGGGTGGCGTGTTGCAAAGTCAAATCAATTTTTGCTTGATCCAAAACTTTCACGTTCTGCACCATAGACACAGGGATATGTGTCACCATCCCTATAGTTTTAAGGTTCGGTACCTCGTCAGGCATATATGAACCGGTGATCGAAATGTACCCTGGCAGACAGTCAGGCCACAAGAAACCCACCGACACGACATGGCAGGCTTCAGGTTTATAGGTTTCTATTTCGATCCACCCGTTATCGGAATCGTATGCGTCTATCCAATGAACTGACACAAGCGACCACGGGCAGGACATTACTGTTCTTTCGGTAGATATTCGTAACTGGCGTGGCTCATTGACATGATGCGACCTTCACGGGTTATCGCCACCCAAGTCGGGGCATCAGGATCGCAGAGACAAGAAGCAACTTTTGTTTCATCATGCGCGATGATCGCATCACAATGCTGGCAACAAAGTCTCATAACCAGCACACATACTCTGAAGTGACACGACCTTTGATCGGGTCAACGAAATGTAAACGTTGCGAAGGTTTACCGACAGCCGCAATAAACGTACGCGCATACTCGTTATGTGACTCAGGTGAACCTGTCACGAACACACGGCCACCGTTCGCCATAGTGAGCGCGGTAGGTGTATGGAAATGCCCCATGTAACAGTCATGGAATGATTCTACGACACCCGTGGACCATGCTGAAACCTTGCGCAAAATGGAACCGAACGCCCCTATTTCGTCGCCGTGAACCAACAAAACTTTATAGTTGCCGATAGCAAAAATCTGGTACCAGTCATCAGACATCTGCCATTTCACGTGTTTGATGTCGGCACAGTTGTTCGCCGCAATCTGATAGGCGATGCGGTCAATGTTGTCACCGGCTGGCATATCGCCTTTGTGTCCAAGCCGACCATGATTACCGAACTCGCATATCACTTTGACTGACTCAAAGTTTGTGGCAAGGGTACGGATAGATGACTCGATGATGCGTACGACAGCAAACATTTGTTCGTACAGGTGCGCACCGATCTCGAACTGTTGGCCTGGGAATATGCCTACGCCTTCCACCATGTCGCCACCCAACATGACTACACATTCTTTGACGGGATGGTGGGCGCGTTGTATGTCGGTGAGTTGTATCACTTTGCGGATCATGTCCTCGATGCGGGCAGTCAACACAGCGATGTCATAGGAGACGGTCTGTTTACCTGCCTGCCAGTCGGTCAAATGCACGAGGGCTACTTCGGCTTTCGTTTTCCGTTTATCTTTCACCGGTGCGATAACAGCAGGTCTAGGTGTAGCAAGCAGAGATGTTCGTGCCGCTTCGAACACGGCTTCCACATAGTCCGCTGTTTTCAGTTTCGCTTTCGCTTCAGCTAACTGTGCTTTACGTAAAGCGTTACGCAGGTCAATGATCTGCTGTTCGTAGTTCGCGCCGTCAGATATTTTCATTGAGGTTCTTTCGCAGAACGGTGATCGTGCTGATACCAGCCACATTGATGCCACGTCTAGCCAACGCAGCATGGATAGCCCGCCCGCTGATAGACGGGTCTTTCATCGCTTTCATAAAATCTTTGAAATCTTCTTCACCTAAAGCTTTACGCAACCTGTACAGGCTGCTTTTTTCTTCGTGCGCAGATTTTAACTCGTCGTAGAAAGCACCCACTATTTTGCCGCCATATTCAAACAAGCCAGATAGCCGAGCGCATCCACCAAACTGTCGTGATGAATTGTGTCGTTCTCCAAGTTGGTTCGCAGCCGCGCCAATTTGACTGACACCATAAACAGGATTGCTTCGGACACAGACAAATTGATACCGGTAATCGAATAAAAAATGTCGGACACTTTCCGATAGTCGTCAGCTGGATGACCGTAATCTTTTTGTCTCGGCCCGTTCACAAGCCGGTGGGCTTCTAAAAGTATTTCACTTCCTGGTGTTTGCTTTGGTTTGTTTGCCATGTTTAGCCCCTTCAATAAGTTTATCTAGTTTCGCTATCAGATTCCAAAGATCATCCTGTTCACTAACCCCAGGGTAAACCTTACTCAGATATTTGCGTATCTGCTTCAACTCTATTCTTGTCAGTTCGTCGCCCATTGTCAAGCCCTTCGGTTGCGTGTGAGATTAGATGATCCGTCAACCTAGTGTCAACCTTATCTACCTTTGTTTCGACGCGCCCTATCCCTTTGTGCATGATGCGTAGCGTGGACATCACGTTGTCGTGGTCTTTCTGGTTTTCTTTACGGAACTGTGAAATGATTGTGACAATAATGCCGCCGACTGCCGTGACTACAGCCGAAAGTATTAACGCCCAGCCACCATCCACGTCATACGGCCTTGTGCGAATCAACCCACGCCTGCACAGCAGGAGTAGGGTTATCCCCCGTAACCAGTCTCAAATGCCACGGTTCGCTTGGCACAACTTCCCAACTGAAACCAAAATCTTTGACGTTTGCAATCAACCAGTTCAAACGTTTCGGTTCACCAGCAGAATGAACATCAACAGCCAAACCGAGATTATGGTTTGATTTGCCTGGGGTGGCGAGCATCGCCATACCTTTTCGTAGATACCAAGTTTTGCCTTCAAACGTTTTCGTTGACGCACCAGGAATCGGATCAAGCCGATACCGT